AACGGCTGGTGCCTTATGCCAAGCAAATCCTTGCAGATTGAGGCGTTTAAGCAGTGGGAACCCAAGGTGCATGCCTGGGAATGCTACGACCCGGATAAACTGAAGGATGGCCGCCTGACCATTGGCGTCAAGGATGTCATCAACACGGCAGATTTCCCCACCCAAATGGGCAGTGATATCTGGAAAGGATTCACGCCCGGTAATGATGCCCGGGTGGTCAGCAAATTGCGGCAGGCGGGTTGCGTCATGGCTGGTAAAACAGTGAGCGCCGAATTTGCGGTGCATCATCCAGGGATGACCCGAAACCCGCACAACCTGTTACGGACTCCCGGCACATCCTCCAGCGGTTCGGCGGCGGCGGTGGCCTGCGGCATGGTCGATGCGGCATTGGGAACCCAAACGGCGGGTTCGATTATTCGCCCGGCCAGCTACTGCGGGGTGTATGCGATGAAGCCCAGCTTCGGGTTGATTCCCCGCACCGGTATTTTGAAAACAGCCGACACGCTAGACACCGTAGGATTCTTTGCAAGCAATCCCTTGGTGTTGAGGTTGATGCTGGATACCTGTCGGGTGGATGGACCGGATTATCCACAAATTGCAGTTCTGAAGAAAAAGCGCCAGTTTAAGAAAGTTTGGGTGTTGCGGCCGCCCTGCCAATCGCAATGGCCGGTGTATGCGTTGCAAGCGTTGGATCATTGGCTGCTACGCCTGAATGAATTTATGCCGGTGGAAGATCTGGATTGGCCAACTGATTTGAATGAAAGCTACGGACTCCATCGGATTATTTATCACAAGTCCCTAGCCTATTATTTCAAACAGGAAGCGGAAACCGATCAGATTTCCGATCGATTCCGGAAGCAAGGGGATGAAGGCCGAAATATCAGTTTGCGTCTTTACCAGGACAGCCTTAATGCGCAGGACTATCTGGCGCGGGTGGTTGATACCCTCCTGCAAAAAGCCCAAATTCTGGTCACCCTCAGCAGTGGCGGTGGTGCTCCGGAGAACGAACGTGACGCGCCGCGTGATACTTGCCTGATTTGGACAATGTGCGGGGTGCCGGTGATTCATGTTCCGTTGTTTACGGCACCCGATGGCATGCCGTTTGGCATCTCCATCATTGCGCGGCGATTTCACGATTACAAATTATTCGATTTTTTAAATGTATTAATCAAAGCGGGTTTGGCGCCAACCGAGCCGAACCCATTATTGTAAGGAGGCGGATATGCTGACCAAAGATGAAATTCTCAGTATTACAGACAAGGCAGTCAAAGAGATTGAAGTGCCCGAATGGGGTGGAACGGTGTTCATCAAAGGGATGACCATGGAGGATATGGACTATTGTAAATCCTTAGATGATGACGAACAGCAGTTGGAAAAGATGATTGTCCGGTTTGTTTGTGATGAACAGGGAAATAGTCTGTTTACTGAAGACGATATTCCGAGAATGCAAAAGAAGTCAATTCAGGCATTCCGGCGCATTGTAAAAGAGTTTAAAACCTATAACAGTGCGGATGACGCTGAAAAAAACTAATTGAGCACCCTGGCTTAATTTTTGCATTTTCCCTGGCAAAAAACCTGGGGATGACGGCAGGGTGCTTACTAACAGGTGAGTTTAAAGGGATTTCCTATCGGGAGATGTTGCATTGGTTTGCGTTCAACAAGATTGAGCGTGAACAGGTAGAGCGTGAATCCTTAACCCATTCAGCCAAAAGCAATTTATCCCATTATCAAAGGAAACTGTGATGGAACTGAAAGTCTCGTTTGAAGGCTTGAAAGAGCTGGAACAAGCATTTGATTTGCTACCCAGGCGCGTGGGCGTTAAGGCGGCATCCAAAGCAGTGCGGGAAGGGGCTAAAATCATTCAGAAAGCGGCGCGTGCCAATGTCCCGGTGGATACCGGCAACCTGCGGCGCAGCATTTCGGTCAAGGTGTTGAATAAACGACGAGATGCCTTGGAAGTTGCTGCGATCATTGGTCCTGCAACCGGCTATGTGTCCAAGCGCGGCAAAAATGCCGGTAAAAAAGTGGGCGATGGCTTCTATGGGTTCTTCGTGGAATACGGCACCAAGGATACCAAGGCACAGCCGTTTATGCGGCCTGCCTATGATGAGAATGTGCAGGCGGCCCAGCAGGCCATTGTGGATGTAATTGGCGAAGCAATCGAACGCGAGGCGCAAGCCTTCTATAGGGGACCCTAATGGCGAAAATAGGACGGCTCAATGTTCAGATCGGCGTGGATCTGAACAAATTTCGCGCGGACATGCAACAAGCGTTTAAAACGCTGAATTCCAGTACGGCACAAATGCAACGAGCCTTATCAGGATTGCAGAGTAGTTTTAAATCGGTTTCCTCTTCTGTGACTGCATTGGGCGCTGCCTTTGGGGGTATTGCCATTGCCGGATTTGCAAAGGATGTCTTACAAACCGCAGATGCATTCAATCAGTTACAAGCCAAAATCAAGAATTCACTGAGCAATGTTTCCCAGTTTGATGGTGTCTTCAAACAATTGGTTGAATCTTCCAATCGTACTGGTGTTGCAGTGGATAGCGTCGCACAAGCATTTGTGCGGCTACGCCCGGCCGCTGAACGCTTGGGGGTCACCAATCAGGAATTAATCCAGTTCAACGAAACATTTTCTAAAATGGGTGCATTGGCAGGTGCAACTTCGGAAGAAGTCAGTAATGCCATGATCCAATTGGCACAAGGTATTGCATCCAATCGATTGGGTGGGGATGAGCTTCGGAGCGTCTTGGAGCAGATGCCGCCCATTGCCCAGGCGATTGCCAATCAGATGAAAATTCCCATTGAAAAGTTGAAAGATGTTGCTAAGGATGGCAAAATCACAGCGGATGTGGTGATGAACGCCGTGCTCAGCAAGACCAAGGAGGTTGATCAGCAATTCTCAAAACTTCCTGCCAGTGTTGATCGTTCTGTTAATAAAATGGTCAATGCAGGCACCGTTTTTATTGGCAAGTTAAACGATGCTACTGGTGCAACAACGATACTTTCCAATGCGTTGGATGGTCTTGCCAATTATGTCAATGATAATTCCAGTGCATTTGCCGATCTTGCCGCTCAGCTTCTCAGAACGACGGTGGAAGGACTGAAGCTCAATCCGCTTTTATGGAATTTGGGTGACGCCATTGAACGGATCAGTAAAACAAATATCAATGACTGGATGATTAACTTTTCAGCCGGTTTAGACGACATTACAACCAAGGCCGGGAAGGCTGTTAATGAGGTTGGTCGATTTGGTGAAAATATTTGGAACACACTTACTTCTGGTGGCAATACTGCCAAATTTGCAGGATTAGACGCCCAAACCCAACAAAAGTTTGATTTCAAAAATGAAATGCTGGAAGCCTCTTTACTTCAGCGCCAGCGTGAGCGAATCAAAATGCAGTTTGAAGCCATGGGCATTAACACGAGTGGTTCATCCGGCGGTGGTGGTAGTCGTCATCGCGGTGGATCGGGCGGTGGCAGTAAAAGCAAAAATAAAAGGGCAAAGACTGACCCGGATATTGCAGATGCCAAATCACTGGCTGAAAGTTTGAAAAGCGTTTGGGATAAAGAGCGAGATGCCATTGCCGACGCTCAACGGTTTCTGCAAAAACATTTGATCACTGCAGAACAATACAATGATGCAGTCATTAAAGCTAAACGGGATGCCCATGATGCGTTTAAAATCGAGGGGCTGGATGACGCCATGAAAAAATTCATGGAACCCCACAAAAAGATTCTGGATGATTTTAAAACCGATTTAGGCGATGCACTCAATGATCCTGCGTTTCAGCAGCAATTGAAGCTTCAGGATTTCACAGATGGGTTGGCTCGGAATATGGAAGAAACCCGTCGATTGACTGAGGCCAGAAAGCAAGGCATTGAAACGTATGATGAAATGGTTCGGAAGATACAAGCTGAAAATGATGTACGCAGCCTTGGCATTGATTTAATGTCCGATGAAGGCAAGCTTCTGGTTGATGCATCATATCAAAGCCTGACGCTACAGGATAATATGGAAAAACTTCATGAGCATATGCAAAATTTCGGGCAGGTTGGACAGGAAGTTGCGGGCATTATCTCGAATGGTTTGGAGGGAATGATTTTTCGAGGGCAGAAATTTAGTGATGTTCTGAAAGATATGACTTTAAATTTCGCAAAGCTGTTATTTGAAGAATCCGTATCCAAACCATTGGCAAAAGGTCTTGGAAACTTATTCAGTAATGTGGCTGGCAAGGTGTTGGGCTCATTTTCGGGTTTTGCCGATGGTGGGATGACTCCCACTAATCAACCCTTTTGGGTTGGGGAAAACGGCCCGGAATTAATGTCCAGTAATAAGTCGTATCGTGTATTTGATCATCAAACATCGATGGCAATGGCTGGTGCTGGCGGTGGTAGCGTGCACTTGAATCAATATTTCACCATTCAGACCATCGATAATCGGGATTTTGAAGATCGCCTCTCTGAAAACGCCAAAACGATTGGCAATATATCGGTTCGGGCGATTCAAAAGCAAGAGAACAGAATGGGCCGACGCGGCCCCATGGACAGTAGCAGAGGGTAACATGGACAATCAAACTATTCTGATCACCGGTGGCACCGGTTCTTTTGGGCATGCCGCTATTCGCACCATCCTGGACCGTTACAAGCCGAAGCGATTGATTGTGTATTCACGGGATGAACTCAAACAATTTGAAATGCAGCAGACTTTCAATGATGACTGCATGCGGTATTTCTTGGGCGATGTCCGCGATGCGGATCGCCTGAAGCAAGCCATGCGGGGGGTGGATATCGTCATTCATGCGGCTGCCTTAAAACAAGTGCCCGCTGCCGAATACAATCCCTTTGAATTTGTCAAAACCAACGTGCATGGGGCTGAAAACATCATTCAGGCGGCATTGACCAATGATGTGGAAAAGGTCATTGCCCTTTCCACCGACAAAGCGGCCATGCCCATTAATGCCTATGGCGCCACCAAGTTGATGTCCGATAAACTGTTTACCGCCGCCAATAATTGGGCCGGAAATTATGCCACCCGGTTTTCCGTGGTGCGTTACGGCAATGTGGTCGGCTCTCGTGGCTCCGTGGTGCCCTTCTTTAAAAAGTTGATTGCTGATGGTGCCAATGAGTTGCCCATCACCGACCCTCGTATGACCCGTTTCTGGATTACCTTGCCAGAGGCGGTGAAGTTTGTATTCGATAGTTTTGATGCCATGCAGGGTGGGGAAATCTTTGTGCCCAAAATCCCCTCCGTCAAAATCACGGATTTGGCCACGGCCATGGCGCCCCATTTGCCTCAAAAAGTGATTGGCATCCGCCCAGGGGAAAAACTCCATGAGTTGATGTGCCCAATCGATTTGGCACCGGTCACTCTGGAACAGGACCAGCGCTTTATTATTGCACCGGATAAAGACAGTCTGGCAAAATATGCGGGCAATCCCGTGGAAGGGGATTTTGAATACCGGTCGGATAACAATCCGCATTTCTTAACCGTGGATGAATTGGTTGCCTAGATACTGCTTAAAATATATTCCTGGCTATTGTCCTTATCAATCAGCTTGATGGTCATTACAGGAGTTTGTCCAGCCGGGACAAGGGTACTAAACGTTAAAGGCTCACCGCGCTTCAAATCACCCAGGGGAATCTGGCTAGCATATTGTGCTGACTCTTTCCCTGCTTTGCTATTGCTGACCGCGTAAGTGATTCCGGCTACCGGGGAGGCAATAATGCCAGCATACGGGATAAGCGCCCATAATAATCCGCGCCATGCAGACGTATGTACCGCCTGATATGCAGCAACACCAGGAACGCCATTGTTAATATTTGCATTTTTAATGGCAAGCGTGCCTGGATAATCGCTTGTAATGGTGACTTTATAAGCGGAATACATTTTCTTTAGCTTCGATTTGATAGGCTGCACTTGCTTATCAACCGTAATAAAGCGTTCAAATTCCTGGCTGGAATAAGCCTTTTGAATTTGCGCAGTGACTTCGGCAGGCTTTTCTGGTCTTTGGATTACTGCCTGTTGACTAGCTGGCTGAGGAGAAAAATCAGAAGTAATACCTCGCTTAAATCCTTGTAAGAAGCCGCCTGATGGCTTAGGCGAAGAATTGATTTCGGCAAATGCCATAGAATTGGTCAATATAACCAAAGAGAAAACAGTCCCAATTATTTGTTTCATAGCCTTCATTCCTAATTTAGCAATACATGAGCTTGAAATTTTATCATGTCTGGAACATTTGATACATCTATAGTAAGAAGTGAAAAACTACAAAGCGTCTGGTTGACCTATCCGCAACGCTCATTATCTCAACAGCGTTATGCCGTCCGGCAAACTGGACATCGGTGGCAAATAACCATAGGCACTCGACCCATGGAGCGCGCCGACTGGCAGAAGCTGCTGGCCTTTCATAGTCAGCAACGGGGGCAATATAATACCTTCAGTTATACCAGTGTGGCCATGGCGGCGCCCTTGGGGAGCCTAGCGGGCAGCACTTATAGCGTGACCGTTTCCGGCACCTCCCATTCAGCAGGTGGTACCACGGTGGCATTTACTGGCTTACCTGCCTCATCGGTGGTATTGAAAGCCGGGGATTTGCTGAAATTTGCCAACCACGCCAAAGTCTATGCCGTGGAATCCACCAGTGTGACCAGCAGCAGTTCCGGCTCGGCAACCGTGACCGTATTTCCTGAACTGGTTTCATCGCTGGCCAATGCGGAAGCCCTTACCTATCAAAATGTACCCTTCACCGTGGCATTCACCGATGACGCCCCCTCCTGGCCGGTGGATGTGGCCGGACTTATGGAAACCGAATTGACCATCGCGGAGTCGTTCTAATGACGCAACGCGGGATGTCGGCATCCTATTCGACCCAACTCAGTCAGGATGCCATCACCATCTATCACCTCTATCGGGGTGAATTTGTGGATGGAAACGTATATTTGACCGATCTGCCCTATGACACCACCTTCAATGGCAACACCTATTCCGGTGTGGGTAGTGCTCTGGGCTATGATGCCATCGAGGAAGTATCGGGGCTGCAGGCCAATGGGATTCGGCTGTATTTCAATGCTTCCAGCGCCGAAATATTATCGCTGCTGTTGGATCAGAATCTGATTGACCGGCCGGTTTATGTGTATCGGGGACTTCTGGATTCCAGCAACCAACCCATTACCGATCCCATCATCATCTTTGAAGGACGTTCAGACTCCATGCAATTGGCAGAAGATCCTGATAAAGGGACGCTACAGCTAACGCTGGAATGTTTTGATGAAAACGTTGATTTTGAACGTGTCAACGGGCGGCGTACCAATTACGAAGAACAGCAACTCTATTTCCCGGGGGATAAAGGTTTTGAATTCATTGCTGACGGGATGGACAAGGTAACCCAATGGTAAGGAAGATTCAAAATTACCACCGTGCGCTCACGGATTATATTAATGCGTCTTTGGGCAAGCCATTTCAATGGGGAACACTTGATTGCGCCATTTTTGCCATTGGCGCCATCGAGGCCATGATCGGCGATAAGGTCGAGAAGCCGGATTTTAACTATTGCACTCTGGAAGAGGCGCTGGAATTCGCTAAAACATGGAGCCTGGAAGCAGGGATGCGGGATCAGTTAAACGCCTATGATGTCACCTGCAAGTTTCACCAGCCAGGGGATATTCTAATAATCAATGATAACGGCTTGGAACGCGCTTATGTCGTATTTGATCGGCGGACCTATTCTCCCTTATTGGGCGGCACGGTTACTGCATTCAATGTCCATCAATTCTATGAACATTACCCCGGTATTAAAATACTGAGGTTTGATTAATGCGGAAGGCACTTCTATATGGGCTGCTGTTAGGACTACTTTTATCAGCAACACCTGCATATGCAGATCCTTTTACCATTGGCTTTATTATCGGTTATGCAATTGGTGCGGTAATTATTACGGCGGCAGTGAGTGCGGTAGCCGCCGGGCTCGCCCTCGCCGCCAATGCACTGTTTGGCACCAAACCGAAGAAACCAGCATTTGGCAAGATTTCTGATCTCTCTCAACAAATTATCGATGATAGAAAATCCACCGTTGAATATATCCCGGTAGTATATGGACAACATAAAGTCGGCGGGATTCAGATTTTTGAAGAAGTTTCCGGCGAGTACCTTTATTTGGTCGTTGTTTTCTGCGAAGGCCCGATCAGCTCGGTAGATACCATTTATATTGATGGGGATGACGCTACCGACAGTCGCTTTAGTGTGGAAGCAGATCTGGTTAATGCTTATACATTTTTAGGCGCAGATGACCAAACCGTTACTGCCTGGACCCATGCCATCGGATCCGGCCCGGCGGATTTCATTTCGGCGGGCGCGCCGGGATGGACCAGTAATCACCGCTTGCTCGGTTGTGCAGGGGTAGCGCTTAGGCTGAAAAAGAACACCAACCAATTCCCGCGCATTCCGGTAGTGACTGGTCTGGTCAGTGGGCGAAAAGTCTATGATCCACGGGATATGACCACCAAATATACGACGAATCCCTCGTTATGTATTCGTGATTATTATCTGAGTACCCGCTTTGGTGCCCGAATCGCCAGCACCCGCGTTGATGAGCAAAGCTGGATTGATGCCGCCAATTTCTTTGACCAGACCACCGATTATGGCAACGGCAGCCAGAAACGATTCGAGATGAATGGTTTAGTGGATACCAGCCAGCGGGTATGGGACAACATTGAAGATCTTATGCGGGCTTGCTGTAGCCTACCTAAACGAGTAAACGGCAAGCATGGCATTCTGCCGCTGAAATCGGAAACCGTGAGCTTTAATTTCACCGATGACAACATCGTAGGGGGCATTCAGGTAGAACGGCTGGGTAAACGGTTCAAAAAGAACAAAATCAACGCTCAGTTCATTAACCCCGATAATAATTGGCAAGCTG